TTGTTTGTCCTTTTGGTCCAGATCCTTTATTCTTTTTGTAAACAAAAGGAGAAAAAGTCATTGCAGCATCAGATGCTACAACAGGATTTGGAAAAGGGTTTTTTTGTGGAACTTTCGTCATTTTTGCATTTTTAAATTTCATTTTCTTGCCTTTCCATAACCGCGTGTAGCTAATCTACCCGCTAAACCACCTTTGGCAGCTTTAATAACTCCTCTGCCCATAAGAATATCTTTTTGTGTAACTTTGCCGTCACCACTTAGATCAGGAAATTTTTTTACTGAACCACCTTTTGCAGCTTTCATAGTTATTCCAGTAGAACTTTTTTTAGGAACCATTCTAAAATGCGGAGTTCCAGGTATATCTTCTTTTTCCATTATGGTTGCGTCTTTATCTACATTCTTTTTTTGTTGCTCTGTTAATTTATTTTTTTTCTTTTTTGTTCTTGGAGCTTTACTTACAAATGGTTTAGCTAATTGATCTCTTTGTTGTTTCTTAGTTTTTTCAGGCATGACAGTTAATGTATAGTTGGTTTTAAAAGATTTAGCAAGTCTCTTCCATTATGATTCATAATATTATCATACTCTTGTTCGGTAAGGTTGTTATGGTACAACATTTTCGCTACACCCATCATTGCACCCGCTAAAAGTATCTGTTCTTCTTGACTTGTAACCGCTGTATCCGAAAAATTCATCAACTCGTTAAAATATTCCTGTAATTTAACTGTTGCGCTTGTCATTTTGCTTACTTAAATTAACATTTGCACGCAATTGTGCAATATCTTCGTTAGAATCTATCTTATCCTGTGCAATTTTTGCACTTTGATCAAGTCTTGCACCTTCTAAATCAAGTTTTTGTTGATCATTCTGTGCTTTTCGTTGAATATCTTGTGCTTTTAGCTGTAATTCTTGCTCTTTTAGTCCAACAAGAGGGTCTTGTCCTTGTCCAGCCATTGCTTGTTGCTCTTCAATAAACATTTCTTCAATAAATTCTGTTGCTTTTAACGAAATTTGACGTTCCATTTCTTCTTGGAATTGAGCTTGTAGCTCTGGCGGTAATTGACCACCGAATTTCGCTGCTTCAGCTTGTATTTGTTCTTGATTTTCTGCTTCAACCATCTGTCTCGCTAACAAAGATACATGTTCCATAACATGTGCTTGTAATAGAACAGTCGCTTGAGGGTTATTACGAACCAACATTGATGATAAAAATGTTCTATGTGCATCGATGTGTGCTTGATGCTCTTGATTTCTAAAAGCAATTAATTTTTTGCCAAGCAATGAGTCAGAATTTTCTAACGCAGGATCTTTTGGTTTAGGTGTTGCTGGTGGAGGTAAAATTGCATCAATATCTTTTACTCCAAGTGATTGGTACATTCTTTTATATGCTTCATAAATATTATGTGACTGCGGATCAGACTGTGCCATTTGTAATTGTGTTTGTGCCAACGTAACACGTTGAGACATAGAAAAAATATTTGGATCAGACACAGGCATAATATCAACGCGTTCGTCAAAGTCAGTTGATTTAACACTTGGTACAGCGCCACTTCCTACATCATAAGGATATCGTTGTGGTAAAAATTCTTTAAATACTTTTGCTAGTAAATTAAATTCTGTTTTTTGTGCATAGTGTAATCTTTTATGTATTGCACTCATGACTCTTGATCCTCTTTCAATCAACGCCATTGTTGTTCCTACAGGTGCATTTGCCGCTACACTATCACCAATTTTTTGATCGGCAATAGAAGCAAAACGTTGCCCTGCTTGTACAACAAATCCTAGTAATTGAAATAAAGTTTGATCAGCGCCTTTGTAAGGTAAAGGCATTAGTCCTGCACGTAGATCTCCACTTGGTGCATCGACATCTCTAAACTCACCAGGTTGTATTGGAGAATCATCATCAGCAATACGTAAACCTCTTGCTTTAAATCCTGCTGGTAAGTTTGCTAACGTGCCTGCATCAAGTAATTGTCTAAGAGCTGCTGTTGCAGTTCTTGATAAACCACCAAGCATGTGAATTAATCCATAACCATAAAAACCAAGGCCAGGTAAAAATTTGTAATGTACAAAATATTTTTTTTTCTTTTTTAAAGGATCTTGTTCATCATAGTTTCTGTATACCGATAAAATATTACCAGAGCCCTCATCAATAGTTACAATATACGGAAGTTTAATTCCATCAGGATCTTCAAATCCTGGCACATCTAAATCAACATGCATTTCTAATAATGTATATGAATCATTCTTGTAAGACCCTGTTTCTTTCACACCATCCAAACGATTAATTTCTGTTTGAATGCTACTTGTTTTAGAGTCTTCATATTCTTCTAAGTCTACATCACGGTAAAAACCTGTAACTTGTAATTTACGAATATCGTTTTCTGTTCTTTTTAATACATGTGTAATTCGTTCTGCTGTTCCTAAATCTGTTGCGGTGTATGGAACAATTAATTCTTCACTAGGAATAAACTTTGATACAGCTCTTCCCATTGTAGAATCATAATAAACTTTTTTAAAACTAGAACCTGATAAAGGTAAGTAAAACAACATTTGATCCAAATCAGGATCAAAGTCTTCCATGACGTGCATTACTTGATAGTTCATAAACTCTTGAACACGTTGAGCTTGTTGTTCTTTTTGTGGATCAGATTTACCAATCATTTGTACTCTAACGGGACCATTTGCAGGCAATAATTCTTTGTAAGCTTGAGCTTGAAACTGTGTAACTGTCTCTGATAATAAAGGATGTGTTACACCACTTGCTCCTTGAAAAGGTTGTGATCTATCTTCATACTTGAATCCAAGTAGTTTTAATCCTTTTGCATAAGCATCATACCACTCTTCTCGAGAGGAACTATCTTCTTTATATTCACCAATCAAATCAGATGATATATCCTGTAGATCTTTTTCATCAATATACTCAGCTAGGTTAGAATCAAACTCTACTTCTTCTTGTTCATCTATTGGATTGACTAACGCCCCTCCATCTTCTGTCATTTCAATGTTTTCAACTGTTAGTTGATCTTCGGGTGTTTCAATAGTAACAGATTCTGCTTCTAATTCTGTTGGTTCCCCTGTAATTCTTTTATCTACGGCCATTCTTATACCTCAAATATATCAATATGCTCGACAAGTCCACCTTGTGCCTTGTGTGTCTTATATGGTTCTAGCATTTCAGGAGTAATTTTAATAGCAAAAACTGGCTCCATGTCTTTTTTGTTGGGTATGGAGATAGGCTCAATTGTATAATTTGGATTTGCAAGCAGTTGTCTTGCTTGATCTTCATTGGTTAGTGTTGCTACCATGTTACCATTTTGATCGGTGACACGATATTGAGTAGCTCCTCTTCCACTTTTTACTTGTACAGGCATCGTAATTATTTCTGAATTATTACTCTGCGCTTGTTTCTTCAAAATTTTTTCTATCGTAGAGGTATAATGTTTACCTTTTTCATCAACAGCGTTAGGCCCTCCATAAAACTCGTCCATGCCAATACCTTTGTATTGTGACTCTGTAAATTCACCGCTTCTTTTAAAAACATCAAAGCGTCGTTGTTTATCGGCCGCTCTATCGGCTGCAGATGTTGCAGCATTTCCTTGAAATCTATATCTGTCAATAACGTATTGAGATGGTGACACCGCATAATACGATGACGCATCAGGATCTTTTAAGACAAACTTTCTATACGCTAGTTCATACAAGTCCTTTTTAATTAAAGCATCTGCCCATTCATCTCTATTTTTAAATGGTAGATCAGGAAATAATCCGTCTATGGCATTGGAATCTATATCAATAAGTTCTTTCATCATTGTATCTAGATTGTCATTCAATAAAGTTGATAGTCTTGATAGATCCGCATCACTTGCTTCTCTTGTTTCAATATACTTATTAACAATTTCATCTACTTCTTCATCCATCTTTGCCACTCTTTGTGCCAGTACATTTACCTCAGCTTCCGTTTTCTTTAGTGGTCTAAACACAGATTTATTCTTTTCATAAAAATCCATTGTTGCTTCTGCTAATCTATTAAGGCCTTGTAGATTTGTTGTGTTGCCTTCTTCTTGTATCTTACGAAGAGCCGCGGTCAGTTGTTGTTTACGCATGGCTGCTGCTTGTAATAAATCCGATTGTATTTCATCGGCAAATGTTACACGAACCACGCCGCTCGGATCAACGCCCGATGCCTTGGTTATCTGTTCTTGTAACGCGTTATTTTTAACAACGAGCTCATCCATTTGATTCACCAAACCTGGGCTTATCTCATCTAACTGATCAGCATATTTTGCTATGACAGATAGTTTGGGAGTATCAGAACCAAAATCAATCATTATGTCATTAATGTCCGCTTGACTCATTCCTCGTTGATTAGCTAGTCGTTCTATTTTACTTCTTGCCTCCGCATATAAACCTTGCAAACTTTGTTCATTTTTTGTTTTTTCTTTTGTGAGTTTGTTTACATTTATTTTTGTTTGTGGTCCTTCTACCTTTGGTGGCACAAATCCATAACGGTCCGTGAGCCGCGTCC